TACCATCTTTCTCATACTCTCTACCTGCAAATTTAACTCTCAGAGGTTTACCAACTAAGGCTGCACTTAGGTTACCTATAGTAGATACCTGAGCTTTCCACGTAGCTTCATCCATTTGAGTTAACCCTATGCTCATAAGTCTTTCTAAAGACCATTGTGCATTTGATTTTTTCTTACCTTCTTTAACGGTAGGATCCATACTAAAGTTTTCTGTATGTAATCCTCCACCTTCAGTTTCTTTAAATGTTACAGATACTGCAGGGATGTTATCCCCAAATGGCATTACTCCTTCTTTAACTTCAGTAATTACTACTGCTCTTACTCCTGGTTGTATTCTACTTGGCCCTTCGTTTACTTCTGTGTTGCTAAAATCTATATTGATCATAATTCTTTTTACTTAATAATTAATTTTTAAATTGTTTTTTACCTATTATGCGTTATATTCGTGTATTCTTTCTATAACTGCTTTTAAGTCATTAGGCATGACTTCTTCTTCAAACATTCCTCTAGGTGATTTACCTGTATTTGTACCATCAGTTTGGGTTAAAAATCCATATTTTAATCCTTCTTCTGATTTGGTAACATTAGTATATAATACTATAGAAAACATGCCTTCTAATGTAATAACATTATCTATCATTTTGCCTAATGTTTTAGCTTTAGTCATCTTGTTTCCTAGTGCGTCCAGATAATCTTCTGGATGAGTATTAAATGCTACAACTATATCATCTCTTAATGATTTTGCTACATTTACTAAAGACCATGCGTTTTGTGCTATCTCTGTAAATTTCTTAAAACCATTCTCGTTAGCTCTTCTCATGTATTCATTAGCCATAACATACTGATAATCATCTATTATAATTTGTTTTATGTTAGGCATATTGGAATCAATATAGCTTAATGTTTTAATGATAGTTTGTGTATCATCACTTAGTAAGTAATTACCTTTAAGGTTATCCTTTGAAAAGGCAGTATACTTTGATTTCCAGCCTCTAAAAGGCAGGGGTTTTTGTGCAACATTGATAATGAAAGTATCCTTTGGATCTAATGTTTCCATTGCGGTAGACTTTCCTGTACCACTTGCACCTATTATTAATAGTTCTTGAGCCATTATTTATTTTTTAACTCGTTTAACATAATTAGGCTAGTAATTGCATGAGATAAATGAGTTAAACCACTTTCTGGGTCTAACTTTTCACCTTTTTTATCAGCAATTATGTGTCTCATAGCAGCTGCTTCATACCTTTGATGAGGTTTTACATGTTGCCAATTATACTCACCATACTTTTTAGCTCCAAATGTAAATACTTTTGCTATTTCTTCTAATGTTTCTGGTGGTATAAGGCTAAAATTAGCTTTACCTTCATCATATTTACTACCTAATTCTTTTCCTTTCTCTCTTTCTTCTACATCTTGATAAGTATCTCTCATATATTTTAAAGTTCTTCAAATCTACCAGTTTCACCTTCTAGTTTTAAGGCTAGATTAACACCTGATTCTGTATTTCTACTTGCCAGTATGTGTGCTGATCTATAACCCTTACCTATTTCAGCTAAATCTTGGTCTAAATGTGTTCTTATATGTGGATATAATGTAGGATTAAATAACGCCATTACTATTGACGCATCTTCTGACAACGCACCTGTATCTTTAAAATCTTCCACTGTAGGTTGTAACATTTCTCCAGAAAATTTAAGTCTATCAGTTTTACCTAAATCTCTGTTGAATTGTGAAAGTACTATAGGAGAAAATTTACATAAATTTCTTAATTGTACAAAATAACTAGATAATTTATCTATATTTTGCTTTTTTGTAAATCCTCTTTCTACATTTACTAACCCTACGTGGTCTAATATTATAACTGTATACAAGTTTGGGTCATTTTCTTTGTATCCTGATATTTTTTTCTTAGCAACGCCTTTATCATCTACATAGTCTGTATAAATAAATTCACCATTTTCTTTTGCATAAGACATTAGGTGTTTATAAATACCTGTAGGGTTGCTTCTGGTCTCAAAAAAGTCCATCTGATTAAACAACGGGTCTACATAATGTTTATAAACAAATTGCACCTTTTCATACAATGAATCTGTTAATTTATTATCACCTCTAGATAATACTACGTTACTGTCTATAATATCTCCATACTTAAGCCTAATAAAATAAGCACAAAACTTAGCTTTCTTCTCTAATGCTGAGATCTCATAACTGAAGTAATGCCATTTTATTTTAACTTCAGGATTATTAAGCATATGAATATACGGTTGTAATACATATCTATGGTCAACAAATGCTGTTTTACCAGTTTTTTGTTGAGCACCTATTACTGTATAGGTAGATTTCTGTATTCCATTTGTAAATTTATCTAGCTTTTCTAATCCACTTTTTAAACCTTTATATCCTCCTTTACGGCCAAATTCTACTTCTTCTAAAAAGTCTTCCATTATAATGTCCTTTCTCCTACTCCAGGTTTCTTTATAGATTCTTCTCCATTTATAATTCTTTCACAATAGTCTTCTAGAGTACTATTGTTGACTTCTTTCTTATAAATAAAATTAGCCGCAAGTTGTATATATTCAAAATTTCTTAAACGAAATTCATCAATATATAATTTAGTAGCTTTTAAAATTATATCCTTATTATATTTAGGATGTTTCTTCATAAATCTACTTAATTTAAGTTTGCAAGATCCTCTCTTGGATTTTATCTTATAATTACCGCTTTCCACATTTGATGGAAATAAGTTATACCATTCATCAAACCAAGTACTAATTACAACTTTATTTATATTATCTCCGTTTATAACTTTTTTAAGATTTTTAAATTCTGTTGTAACTTCTTGATTCTTAAGTACTCCCTTGGGAAGAATAGGAGAATTAGGTTTTAAATATCCTTTATTTACCATTCCATCAAATTCTTTTTCTGATAAAAATCCTCTATTTTGTAAATATTCTTTTAAAACTTGTAACTCACCTTCTTCAATCAAACTTAAATATATATATTGGTTTATACTTATCTTTTGTCGAAGAAGAATCTCAATTAGATTCTTCATTTTCATTTTTAAATTAATCCTGCATGTTTATACTTTAAATATTCATCTAATTCTAGCCCTTGTAGCTTATCAACAGGGTTAACAATGCTACTGTCATAATGATTTTCTACTTGCTCTTTAGTTACACTAACACCGTATATTTGATTAACTTTTTCTGCAATTATATCAAATCTTAAATTTAATGTTGGATTTTTATCCATAACATCATCAATATAATCATTAATATTTGGTTTATTAGTCTTTTTAGTAAAAGCAGTTGCTTTCTTTGAGATTATTGTAGAAGGGTTTTTTCTTATTACCATTGTAATTATTTATAGAATTATTTTTAATATTTTATCTCTTTAATATTTTATATATTAAAGCTAAGTTTCTTTTTCTCTTATAATATTCATATTTAAATTTTTATTAAATTACTTTCATTTGTTCTAATATTTTTTGTCCATTATTTATATAAAGCTCTAAAGAATCTACATTTACTCTTTGACCTACACCTTTTATACTAGCAGTATCTTCTTTTATACCTTTAGATCTAATTAAAGACTTTTCAAATTTCTTAAGTCTTTTCTTATTAACTGGAAATTTACTTTTAATCAATAAGAAGTCATTTAAGAAGGTTTCATAGCCTCTCTTAGCTACTACCATACAAAGATCTTTAAGCTCTTCAAATGTAAGTATTCTATTTGTTAAGCTGCCATTAGAATTAGTAAAAGAAACTCTTAAACAACCTATGTCATTCATTACTTTTACTATTTCCATTCTAGTACTTTTAGGAATGTTAAGAGCATTTTCTTTAATTATCAATTCTATTTTAAAATGATTGTCTTTGTTTAAAGGAAAACTAGATAAATTGCAAGTTTTAATTAAATTACTACGTTTTTTATTAGTTTTAGTTTTAATATTTTGCTTTTCTTCTACTTTTTCTTCTACTTTTTCTTCTATTATCTCTTCATAAAAATCTGGAGGTATTTGTGTAGTAAATAATTTACCTTTATTTGGGTTAAATAATTTATCAGTCTCTTCTTCAGTTCTCTTATTAGTATTACTTACATTATTACCCATATAACTAGAACCATAGCTAGAATTATATCCACTATAAGATCCTTGACCATAAGCATCACTATAAACAGTTCTTGTAGTGTTAATTACAAATGATTTTTCTCTACTTATTTTAGGTAAAGAATATTTAAAAATTAACTGATCACTATCTTCTTTTACAACTTTATGTTCAGGAGTAAAATCTCCATTTGAAAAATAAAGTCCTTTATAGCATATAAAATTATCAGTTAACAATAATGTTTCATTTTTATTATCTAAATTTTGAGGATTTAAAACACATAGTTTATTATAAGAAGCTATAGTACCTTTATTATAAAATTCTTTAAAATATCCTACACCATCATTAGCTATTTTTAGCATATTATCTTGGAATCCTAGAACATTATATACAAAATGTACACTATCTGAATAAGCATCATTATTTAAATTTGCTCTGCCATTTAAAGCATCTTCTAAAAAAGTACCATTATGGAAAAACAAACTTTTATCAATAGTAAATCCCTCGTTTTTACACATATTTGGGACATTTAAGTCTATTAATAAAGGCTGTACATTATTTAATGTAGCTTTTCCTTTATTTCCTCTTCTAAAATGTATAGCAAATAAAGTATCTTTAGTTATTTTAGTATTTACTAAATGTAATATATCTTCTTCTGATATATTAGATTGTAACCCTTTTTTAAAATAAAATCCTTTTTCAGAAGCAGAATTAACTCCTGAATATGCATATCCTACTCCATCTTTATTATTTTTATATCCATGAGATATTGCATTTGTTAATTCTGTTGTTACTTCTTGTCCTGAAGGTTTTACTATTATTAAGCACATATTATCTTTTTATTAATTCTTTAATATTAATTTCTTTTACACAAACAGCTCTCTGTTTTTTATAATCATTTTTCTCATATAAATCTGCTTCTTCAGAAGCAAATTCTGCCTTTCTTTTAGCTACATATTCTAAAAGTCTTGTTTTTGTTTTTGGATAAGCAAACTCTATTATTTGTTCTAAAGTTATTTTCTTACCTTTTAATATCTCTCTTTTGTTGTATTCTACAAAGTATACAAATGCCATACATATTAAAGTCCAGTTTTTAATCTTGTAAAAGCTAGTTGAAGCACCGTGATTCCTAAATTCTAAAGTATAACTTTTAATTTTACCAGAATAAGTATCTCCATTATTGTATCTCAATTGCTCTTCTAAGTTTTTAAACTCTCTAACATTTCTAATATTAAATACAGCTGGTAAAAAGTTTAACCAAGCATATCTAGGATGATTTCTATTATATCCTGCACTTGCACCTCTAGGATGTTGCTTTGTTTTGTTAATTTTCTTACCTGGGAAATTTTGAGATAAATAATAAAATATATCATTATATAATTGATCTACCCCCATTTTGTATTCTGATTTAGTCATATTATCATTAATATTGTGTCTAATTGGCTCTAAATCATGGCAATAAATATTATTATTTCTTGATTTAGGCAATATAGAAAACATCTCATCTCTGATAAGTCCTCCTAATAAATAAGAATACACTATAAATTCTTTAGAAAATTGTATATTACCAATATGAACGTGTATACCACAAGTTTTATTAACTGTAGTTCTTTTAGCAAGTTGATTACATATCTTTTGTAATTGCAGAAAACCTTGATCTCCTTGCAATACTCCTGTTACATATTCTTTACCCACTTTTTTACCATTTTTATCTCTGATTGAACCGTCAAATACTGCTGACATATTCAAATCTTTGTATAAATGCAAAGGAACTATACCTGAAGTAGTTTCTATTTCTATACCAAAAGTATATCCTTTGTTTTCTGTTATCATATCAGTTGGAGACCATAAACCAAATTTAATATTATGTTTTTTATCGTCTTCTTTATAACATTTCTGACCTTTATAATCTTTTGTAGGGGGTGCTTTTTTATCATATAATTTTTTAGCTAATTTAGTTGTAAAGAAATTACCGCTATTATATCCTTCAATAAAATTACATTTTAAAGCCTCGTCTCTAGATGCTACATCATAAAAACGACCTTTTTCATCTATTATAGCAGCTTTATACTCTATTTTGGTAACATAAGCTATTTCAAAAGTACATTCTCCCGTAGTATCATTTATAACTAAATCTTTATGAGATTTATACATTGAACTAGCTGGGCCTTTTAGCCCAGTTATTTCACATTTTACCATTATTTCATCATTATTTACTTTATTCATTTCTTTTTTTAATAAAGGTTTTTCATATATTTCTCCAATTCTATTAGGTCTCGCAGTTTGCCAAGTATATTCAAAATTACGGTGTAGTCGCATATATTCATTAAATTCTCTATTTAATTGATCTCTAATTGCATCTGCTCTTGAAGGGTCTACCGTAAATCTAAAATCCCTATATGCGGCCCTATTTGAAATAGAATCACTCATTTGTACTAGATATTGCAAATTCTACAAATTGTTCATTATAATCTTTTAATTTATTTTTCATATTTTTACATAATTCTCTTATACTATTTAAATTAGATACATTTAGATATTTATGAGTTTTATCTCCTAGAAATTCTTCAATAGTTTCTGTAAAATCTTTTACATCTACTACTAAATCATCTACTAGGCTAGCTTCTACTAAAAGTTCTTCTTCTTCTTCATAATCATTATTATAACTTGAATTATTTTTATCAGATGCATTAACTTTTTCTTGAGTATCTGGGTTAAAAGGAGCTGACCAATAATCTTCTATACTTCTATATCTTGCATTAAAAGCTCTTTCAGCATCAACAAGTTCACTTAAAGTTAAAGGTCTAACTACGTCTTTAGAGAAGTTATATAACTGCTCTTCTCCATCAACCATTATTTTACCATGTATCCTGTCATTAAAAGCATAAATATTTATAATATCATTTATTTTAGTTATTTGTTCCCCTCCTTCAGTAGCATATGTATCTTTAATCATTATACCATATTCATCTAAAGGCATTAATTTTGTTGCATTTTCAGCTTTAAATAAATCTGCAGGTACAATCATATTATGTTCTGGAAGATCTAGCACCCATAAGTCTGCAATTTCAATAGTATCATTTTCATGATCTTTATTTAAAATACAGTAATCTGTGCTTGCTTGAACATTATAAGATAAATTATTATGAACTCCTGAAGTTGAATAAGTACTACTAATTACAGTACCTATTGGTAATTCCATTATTTCACTAACATTAGAGTTTCTATGATTAGAGTTATTAGATCCTATTCTTCTAACAATACCAGCAGTATTATTATTTGTAGCTTTTTTAGTAACTTTCTTCTCTTTATAAGGCTCTATTTTAGTTTTAGATACAATTTCTCCTTGAACTATTTCATATAATACATTTAATTCTAAAGATTTAATTTCTTCACAATCTATAGCCTCTAAAGATTCTTCTATTGATGAATAATAACTACCTTCTGGTCTTTTACCTGTAAATAAAGGTCTTTGATTATTATGTCTATAAAGATACAAAGTTTTATCTTCGTCTGAAGAACCTGAATTTTTATCTGTAAACATAACAGTAGCCGCACCTAATAATTCAGATAAAACTCTAGGATCTTTTTGTTGATTTAGTATTGCAAAAATTACTTTACTATCTACAGAAAAATCTGATTCATTAAACCCATATTTAGACGCTAATTTAGCATGATTTGTTAAACTGCCATTATGTGCTCCTATTATATCCCCATATTCAAATGGATGTGCGTTCTCTATTGTATGAGCACCTATAGTGGCATGTCTAGTATGACCTATAAATAGTTTATCTTCTTCTAAATCATTAAAATCTTTTAATATTTTTGATATTGTTTCTGCTTTTTTGTTTATTGTCCCTAAAAATGGGGTATAATAGCCCGTGGAATGTTTACCACGGGTTTCATTATACAACATTAATAACTTTATATTACCTAAATCAAAATCTTCTTTACCTGAAAATCCTACTAATCCACACATATTTTATTTTTTAATATTGATTGTTTCTATTTTTTTTATTTAAAAGAGTTGGTATCATTTCTTCATACTTTTTTGCAGTAAGTTCACCAAAGCTAGGAGCAGAATTAATTTCTATAATTTTAAAATCATTACCTCCTAATTCTCTAAATGCACCTTTAACTCTTACATCGCAAGCACCAAAATCTAATCCTACAGCATTTAAAGCTTTAATACATTCAGATTCTATTTCTTGCCAGTTACTTGGTTTATTAAAATTTTCATTGTCTTCTACATACCATACACAATTAGAGTCATTTCTGAACCATCTTTGATCATCAGGAGTGCCTTCTTTTAACATTTTTCTACAAGAATAAAAGCAACCATCTCTATTTACGTGTAATCTATATTCTCTAGTATAATTATAGTATTTCTCTAAATAATAAGATGAAATATTTGATCCTTGTAAATCTATAAAGTTACGTAGTTCTTCTTCATCCCCTATTCTTACCATACCAGCACCTCTAGAGCCGTAATTTTTCTTAGCTATTAAAGGATAAGGTAGATCTCTATAATAGACACCATCTCTAGTATTACTATAATATACCATTCCATCTCCTTTAAAATGATAAAATTCAGGACTTTCTACTCCATTATCTAAAAAAAGAGATTTCATTTTAAATTTAGAAGAAGAATTCTGTATTGCCTCTACTGTATTTAATTCAACTACTCCTTTCATATAAGATTTAGGGTAAACTTCTTCTACCTTTGTAGGAGATCCAAATCTTACTAATGACCTATAAGGCATTAATAATGTTCTAGATCTTCTAAGAACATCATGAGATGGGTGTCTTGATCTTACTTTGCAGTACCAACTTGTTATAGTTTTTTTAGGTTTTAAATTTTTAATACTCATTTTAAATATTTATTGTTTCTTTAATGTTTGTTTTAATAGAAGTTTCAATAACTTCTAATTTAAATTCTTTAATTAATTCTCTTGCTAGATCTACATTAGATTCATTAATACATTTTTGTATTTTATCACCTGTTGAACTGCTAATATTAAGGTTATTTGCCTCACTTATCGCTTTATTGGAATTTTCAAATGCCCATTTCATTAATTTATCATTTTTAATACAAAAATTAGATAAAGTTCTATACTCAAAACCATAATCTTTAACTCTAAAAGAGCCTGCCTTACCGTACATCTTCCTTCTTTCTATATCTTTATCCATAACTATAGAAGGAACGCCTAAAAATAGATCCATAGACTTAATAGCGTTAGATAAATCTTCTTCTGAATAATCTTCTAACCCAATATGTATGTGACCGCCTGAGGTTCTTAAATCAGTACTTGAATTTGGTGAATCATTAGGACTCATTTTCCAAATATTAAAATCAGGATCACATCCAAATTCTGAAGCTTGAGGATGTTTTAGGAAAGAGTTATCAAATCTTAAAGATGATTCTATACATATTTCTAAATTATCAGGAATCATTGATTTTACTTTATTTATCATAAAATTATTATGATGTATAAATTCTTCAAGAGATTGTGAAGGTGGAATACAATATTCTACCATTACATTATCTTCTTGCAAGCCATGACCTTTATCTGTGATCATTATTGGACTTGATTTTGTGCCTCCTATCAATCCTATAGCTGGAATTGGTGATTTAGTTTTTCTATCTATAAGAAAAAACTCTG